CTCGACGACGGTCAAAAGACAACAAGTATCAATATCCTTCCCTAACAAACAATACAATAACGACACCCTTTCGGGAACAGCATAAATGCACTTAACATTATTGTACTGAGACGGTCTAACGACAACGAAGTAATAAAGATACTACCTAACATCTTATTGGGTTATTAAAACCTCAACAACGACAAACTCTCGCGGGACTAGTCCCACGCCCAGACACTCAAGTCTGAGCTTTGAGTTAAACAAAAACTCCTCTTCATACGGCAAACTATAAAATATATACAATTTATATACAATATATACACGTAGTCAGATTGAAAAACTACTTTAGAACGCTCTTACGCGCCGTTCTAAAACGCGTGTAATTTAAAGTTTTACAAAACTATGGTGGAACAGCAGCATTCAAAACGAACAACGGTGGACATGCTATAAAGAAAGATAGCTGAAACTCATCACAAAAAGATCTCCAAATGGTAGTAGTATTACCAAGCGTACTTGTTGCAGGAGAAGCCAAAACAATAGAGGTAGCAGGAGTAGTCAAGTCGGTATAATAATTAGTACCATCGCCTTGCCAAACATGGACAAAGGAGACAGGGAACTGATTCTGATACGTACCTTGAACAAACATACCGCCAAGCTCATTATAACGGACAACTGAATTAACAGGATTTTTGTCAGGAGCAGCATAATCTACTACATTAACATTTCTACCAAAACCACTAACTGCAGAGGTATCTGTAATGAAAGTTGTAGTTGAAGCAAATTTATAGTACATAGGGTCCTGGCCTACTAAAAAACTAGGATTGGGGCTACAAAATCGAGCACTCCCTCTAAAATATGCAAACATAGGTGCAAATAAGGAAAATGCATCTGCAACAAAACCTTCAGATTGCAAAACACCAGTGACAGGGACACTAGTATAACCAGTAACAAAATAAGGATACACATGAAACTGTGTGCCTGCAAAACTTTGAGTGGTTCTGGGTTGTACCTGAGTTACTCGATTTAGAAGCTGCTTAATTGAAGTGAAATGTTCTCCTATACACGTAGAAGAGTACATCGTATTCAATGGTTGAACTTTAGAATCGCCTATTCCTGCATTAATCATAACCTCAGGACTCGAACTCTTAGACTGCGGAGTATAAATTCCACCAGCAACATAATTACTAGTACTGGGAACTTGAAACTCAAAATCATCTCCAGCAGTATAATAAGACAAGATCTGAACTTGCTGAGCGCAGGTTTCTGGACAACGCAAATCATTCAAAACCCTAATATGGACTGTACCAATAGCAGCATTCTGTTGCTGATACGTTTTATATAACATATAAGGTAAGTTTAATTTAATAACACTCTGCTCCCTAATATCAACTATAGTACGCAATGAATAAACACTGGTAGCTGTAGTGGGAACTGTAGTAACAGTTTCAATAGGTGTAAAGGTTATTAAAAGCTTACCTGAATGAAATTTAGTCTTAACTATCTTAAGAGTCAAATCAATTGAACCTCGATAAAGACCAAAAAAATTCGACAAATAATATAAAGGAGCACCAGCTGCAAAAGAATTCGCAAAGGCAGTACCATTTTGAGATAAACCATAACACATAGACTGAGGCTTTATAACTTGAGTCAACAAGAGAGTATCAGTACTATGCGAGGTGGTCCAAGTAGTAGGGCCCATATACGTGGGTACTTTAAGTAAGCGCTTTATAGACATTTCATCTTCATCAGTAATAGAATACTGAGTAGTAACTTCAGTTTTGTTATCGTGTATCAGAGCTGTACAAATAGACGTATCAGGACCAGTGGAAGAACCGGCATAACGAAACGTAGATTGCAAAACAGGAACTTGCTTATCCTCAAGAAGAGGTTTAGACCAACCAAAAACAGACGCTAAACTAGCAGCGGTTCTAGCGGCCCAAGAAACAGGACCTGTAATTACATTCAACGTCGGTATATGACCTAACTCATCAGCAGCACTAGCAACGATTTTCAAACCATCAGAAATTTTAAAAGTATCTTCTTTCTTACTCACTTCCTCACCAACTTTAACTGAAAATTTACCACGAGATTTACTTTGTGGCAAAATGGCAGCAGCTAACTCTACATCCGTCCAATAACCAAACACGGAAACTTCAGCATTTTTGTTACCAGCAGAGGCACCAACCTCTAAAGGTGAAACAACATCAATCCAGAACGTCCCCCAATCGTAAGCACCGGTTTTACGATCAAACCAGGCAGAAGGGGCAACATACGGAATTGACATCTCGGCAACAGTATCATGCATATCAATTTCTATATGAGGATGTTGGAACTTCTGAACTATATGATAGTTATAACGTTTATCAAACTTCGGATCAACCGCCAAACGATCAACATAGTTAGGAATATAATGTAAAATTAAGCGTCCTTGCATAAAAGGATCTGCATTAATTTGGACACGAACATTAAAGGTACCACGAAACAACTCGTAACCCTCAGCCTTCCGACTCCAAATTGTAACAGAACTAAGCAAGGGGCCTATAGCTGCACTATAAAGAGTAGCATCAATAGCTGATGTACTCGCCCAATTAAAGTTAGTTAACAAATAAGGTTTGTGTAAGAAATCTTGAATACTCTCTCCTCTTATTTCCAAATTACTAACAGTTGTATTATTAGCAGATGTATTCAAAACCTTGGATTCACCTTCAACAAACTCAGTGGTCTCATGTTTATCTCTAGAGATCACATTCAACATTTCATCATTTATCCGCATCCCACCATCAACAAGAGCATCTCCACTCTTAGACTGCAACGAATAAACGAGGGTGTCATTCTTCGACTCAACGACACTCAGAGCCTCACCCACTCCCAGCGGGGTGCAAGCTGTTGGGATAGTCTTCTTCTCCCTAAGCAAATTATTTTCACTAACCAATAATTTACTATCATCAAGCAAGTCACGCTTGGTAATAGGACCAAGTTTAAAGATATGGTCAAAATCCTCTTCCTGATCTTCCTCATCACCCTCTTGATACAAATTGTACTCAGGAAAAGTTAAAGAGTGATAAGCTGCAAAAGCAGAATCAAAGGTAAGATGTTTTCGTGGATAAACACCTATAGCTGCAAACGCGGCATCAGCCAGCTTCCTGACATTGAGGGAGAATATTCTCCTTCCATGAGCAGCAAGCTCCACAAGCGCTCGTTCGACGATTAACAACAAATTCATTGGATCTCTGTCCTTGCCTTTGTACCAGGCCAGAGCTTCAAATAAAGATGAAAATCTAAGGGGGGCTACCACGCGACCATCAACAAAAATAATTCCTCTACCTAAAATAGAGAACTCTAAGATGTGCGTGTGCAAGGGAATTTCATAACCAATTCTCCTCCCCTTCTGATCATCAGTGATCTCCATATGAAAAACGTCATAAACAGCAGCTTGGTAATTGTACCAGTTAACATAATTCCTAATATCCCTACTAAGGGTGATGATATTATCATCACCCATAACTTCATACCTAATATTGTCTCTAATAAAACACAAGACATCAAAGATAGGCATACTTCTAAATTCAGGAATACTACGAAGTATAGTTAACATTGTATAATAGATAATGAAAATACCACT